GCTTTAAACCGAGAACCTTATCAATAATAAAATCATCAGAAGGGCGAGATTCACCCAAGATATAAGGGTTAACCTTTTCGAGTGGAACACCAGACTTTAAGAGTGCATCAATACTCATAGAATCATACACAGGAAGAGGAGAAGGGGCGGAATCAGATGTAACAACATCGGTTGAACCGTCAGCAGCAGGGACAAACACGTCAGTTACATACTCAACATTACGAGAAGTAAGGGGTTGAAAATCAGTAGGACGAATAAACATAAAGTAAAATTTAGTATCCGAATGGACGGAAGTTAATAGAATCGAGTGGAACATGTGGAACACTCACTTTTTTATTACAAGTTTCTGAACCGAAACGAACTTTTTCACCTTCAAAGAAGGTGCGACAAGATACCACCGCAATAGCGGTGATACCAAGACAGAACAAGAATTTAAATACTTTAATCATACGTTAACAAAAATATAAGTAAGAGATGTGAAAAAATAATTATTAAGAAATTTTGCCGAAACAGTTTCACGATAACAGTCACGAACAACAGACATGAGTTTATCAGCAGAAGAACACATAATCAAAACATCACCAAGACGACCACGAAGAGAACAAGAATATAAGCCGTTTTCAGGATTAACAACAACACGTAAAGGACGAGAAGGAACATACAAGTCAAGCAAATCACGCTTAAATAAGCGACGAGGAAGTGCATAACCGTTTTTGAAGAAGAATTTTTTTACCATAACTTTAACGTTTTAATTAATTACGAGAACAAAGATAAAAACAATATTTTAAAAAAACAAGTAACTAACATAAATCAGTAGGATATTTATAATTTCTTAACATTTCACGTAAAGATTCAGCCTTTTGGAAATCACTTTCACGAAGTAAATGTAAATCCTCACGGAAGTAACAAAATATATCACACAAACGATTAAGACAACTAAAGACAGATTTAGCGGTTTCAGAATGATAGAAACAATGCACAATAGGAATCAACTTGTTATACTCAAGAGATTGCTTATAATTCTGATAAGTATTACAAGAATTAACAATAAACTTCTCAACAAAATTAATAGTAAATAAGTCACTAAATGTATCAACATAAGGTAACATTAAATCAGAAGAACAACGAATGTAGTCTTTATAAATAACGAACATATAGGCGAGTGTAAACCTGTCGTCAATACCAGTAATATCTTTGAGATTAGAAACACAATCCTCCAAAGAATCAGCATAAGGAAGAAACGATATACACCGAGTAATGGAAGTATCGAAATAGGGAGTAACATTCTCTATAGAGCGATAGAGAGAATCAAGTTTATAAGATACGAATTGAGAATCATCTTTAATCATTACACGATCATATAAGGGTTTACCATTCTTACCAACACGAGAATCAAAGGCAGGGAAAGTCTGGAAAAAAAACTTATTATAAACATAATAGGGAATAGGCGCACGTTTATTTGTTAAAGGGTTGATTAAACCATATTTAGAAACATCATCAAAATTTTCGGATAACTGGTTAACGAGGTCAGCACCGACACCGTTAGATTGATAAATACGTGGAAGACCATCACGGAGTTGTGATTTTAAATCATCATCTTGTTTTTCAATATACTCAATATAACGCTGAACTGAAGGTAAATCATAGTAAGATAAATCCTTACAAACATACTTCGCTGCATAGGATGCACCTTTACCAGCGTGACGGAGTTTAGCATCCTCATAAGGGTTACCATAAGGAGCAGGGAACATAAAGCCGCATTGCCAAAGTTCACGGCAAGTATCAACGAAGGTTTTTAAATCACATTCAGGAGAAAGACAAAAAAGTCCATGCATATGTTGACGTTTCGTATTTTTTCCATACTCGAAACAAATAAAATACTTATAAAAACCTTTCATAAAACGCGAATGACGAACCTTTAAACGATTAAGAAACGTTTTTATATCATTACGACAAAACACAGGTACACGTTCATAAGTTTCAGGGTTGTAAGCAAAAGGAAGATGTAAGTTATCATACGTAAATGTCAACATAATAACATTACCTTTATTAACAACGTTAGGACCAATAAATGAGTTCACAAGAGAACACAAACGCAAAATATAACTATTACGCTTTGCAACCTCTGAAAGGGTTTCATTTACATTTATGTGAGAAGAATAACGCACTGAAGCGTAACCTTTATTCTTTATAATCATAATCTAATATCAATTAATATCTTTTCATGTGGGAGAAATACGATATATAACCCTATGTATTAGGGTCGGAATAAGAGTGCAAACACTCTGTACCGATTGTATAAGGTAAGGCGAGTATGTTAACCACTCTTCGCCACACGTGGGATATTTTGTATTTAGGGGACGACGTCTAAAGCGTCTTAGTAGCGCAGTTCTACGAACTGACAAAGCTAAACCGCTACGCTTTAAGGTGCTGTCGCTATGGGGACAAAGTCCCCTATACCCCTTTTTATTGCATTTCTGCAAAAATAAAATAAAATACGTGCATACGCAAGGAAAACCACGCACGCACGTAAATATTTAACACATTTTAGCTTTTATTTCACAACACCTAAAATAGCTTTCATACCGTCAGGGTTGAGGATACCAGGACCAAAGTTTTTCATAATATTTAAAAACATTGGCAGAGACACACGTACAGCATCCTTCCAATCTCCATGACCTGATAAGAACTTTTCAAGGATGTTATTTGAATCGTTAGCAGATTGAGAAGAAGCATTTTTAATTATAAGAGGTTGTAAGGCTCTATTTAAGTTA